ATGAGCAGCCCCTTCTACCGGACGCAGGCGTGGCGCCAGCTGCGCGCCGAGTGCTTGGCACGGCAGCCCCGCTGCGCCACGGCAGGCTGCGGCGCGCGCAGCGTGGTGGCCGATCACGTCATCCCGCGCAGCCGCGGCGGGGCCGACACGCTGGACAACCTGGTCGGGCGCTGCCTTGCCTGCCACAACGCCCGCCGGGGCACCGCCGAGCCGGTGCTGCGGGGCTGCGACGCCACTGGCACGCCGCGCGACCGGGGACACTGGTGGAACGCGCAAGAAAATGTCTCAGGGCTGAGCGCCGGGACCGCACCCCACCATTCGCAGCCGGTTAGTTGCCGAGTTGGCAAGTCGCATATTCGGGGGCGCCGCTGATGGGCAAGAGGGGGCCGGGCGCCAAGCCGGCGCGGGCGGTCGCGAAGCCGCCGCAACCCGCCTGGAAGCCGGCCCCGGAGGGCGCCACGCGGGCGGAGAGGGTGATCGGCTGGATTGAGGGCTTGACCATCACCAGCGGCGCCGGCGCCGGGCAGAGGCTGGCCCTGCGGCCATGGCAGAAGGCGATCATCCGGCGCATCTACGCGACGGACGGTGCCGGCCGCCGGCCGGTGCGCACCGGCGTCATCTCGATGGGCCGGAAGGGCGGCAAGAGCACGCTCTGCGCCGCGCTGGCGCTCTGCCACCTGGTCGGGCCCGAGGCGGTGCCCCGCGGGCAGGTTGTTAGCGCAGCGGCGGATCGCGGGCAGGCGACGATCATCTACAACGAGCTGCGTGCCTTCGCGCTGGCCGAGCCGGAGATCGCCGACCGGGTGGTGTTCCGCGACTTCAACAAGACGGTGGAGGACGTGGTGACCGGCTCCACCTTCGCGGCGCTCTCGGCTGACCACAGGAAGGCGCATGGCTTGTCCCCCACGGTGGCGATCTGCGACGAGGTTGCGCAGTGGCGTGGGCGGGAGCTGCTGGACGCGCTGCGGACGGGCCAGGGCGCTCATGCCGAGCCGCTGCTGCTGGCTATCAGCACGCGCAGCCCGGACCCCGACAACCCGCTGGAGGAGCTGATCCGCTACGCCGGGCAGGTGGCGGACGGGACGATCGCCGACCCCACCTTCGCGAGCGCGATCTACTCGGCGCCAGCCGACGCCGACCCCTGGGAGGAGGAGACGTGGCGGCTGGCGAACCCCGACGCGGACGAGGTGCGGATCGCGGACATCCGGGTGCAGGCGGCGCAAGCGCGACGCCTGCCGAGCCTGGAGGCGTCGTTCAGGGCCTACACGCTGAACATGCCGGTGGCGCCGGACGAGCGGTTCATCGGCCCGGCGGATTGGGACGCCTGCGTGGGCGAGGCGGAGGCGCGCGGGCCGTGCTTCGGCGGGCTGGACCTCGCCAGCGGCGCCGCAGACCTGACAGCCTTCGCGCTCTACTGGCCGGAGACGGGTGCGCTGAAGGTGTGGGCCTTCCTGCCCTCCGCCAAGCTGGACGAGAAGGCGCGGGAGGACCACGCGCCCTACCGCGAGTGGCACGGACGTGGGCTGGTGGAGATGATCCCCGGCCGGGCGATCGACCGGCCATGGCTGCTGACCTGGATTGCGGAGCGGGTGGACGGGCTCGATCTGGCCGGCATCGCCTGCGACCGCTGGGGCATCAACGACGTGAAAGCGGTGATGGAGCGGGAGGGCCTGATGCTGCCCCTGAAGCCGCACGGGGCAGGCTACCGGGACATGTCGCCGGCGCTAACCGCGTTCGAGGCGCTGGTGCTGGACGCGAAGCTGCGTCACGGCGGGAACCCGCTACTGCGATGGGCAGTGGCGAACGCGGCGGTGGATATGGACTCGGCGGGCAACAGGAAGCTGTCGAAGGAGCGCGCGCGCGGCAGGATCGACCCGCTGGTGGCGGCGGTCACCGCGGTGGGGCTGGCCTCGCGCGAGCCGCCTGCCGCGACCTACGACAACGTGGGATGGCTGGCGGCCTAAGCGGAAGGCGCCGGGCGCTCGCACTCTTCGGCGTAGTCGCGGACGGCCCGAATGGCGCCCTGGACATCAGCAAGCGCTCTTATGGCCTCAGGCGTCACCGGCTCAGCGCCAGAAGCTAGGTCGGACGCCAACTCAGATCGTCTGCCGATGAGCTGCTTCAGGAGAAACGCGAGCTGTTGTTTCGCAGACATAACTGCCTCACCGCTTGATGCGTCGATTCGCCGACGCATACACTAGGACGGCCCCCGGCGGCGCGCCAACGCCATCCGGGAGCCTGACCAAAACGCGACCTATCAAGGAGATCGCATCATGGCTGCTCGGCAGCATACCGTCGGTGACCCGCCCGGCGAGCCCATCCGCAATCCGCTGGTCCGACTCGTGGACACGCTTGGCCGCATGGAGGGCGGCGTAGACGCGCTCATGCATTTGAGCGTTAGCGAGCACCTCGACGAGACGGCGCAATCCGCACTCGCCTTCGTGCATGCATCGCTGGCTGACTTAAGGGACGAGGCGTCAGAAATCGCCGAGGGGCTGCTGGAAGGCTCGCAAAGGGAAGGCAAGGTCATCCCCCTCCCGGCGCACGCAAACAACCCGCCGCGCCAGAAGCTCTCCAAGCGAGCGGCGAACCCCTCAGGCTGACCAGCGCACCCCCGCCGCTGACAAGGCGAAAGACGAAAACGTGGGGCTTGCCACGCTCCTAAAACCGTGGTAAGCCCCACGCATGAGCGCGCACCTCACCCTCCGCCACGCGACGTTCACGCCCGCCGAGGCGGCGCGGATCACGGGCGTCTCGACCACCCAGCAGCGGGACTGGCGTCGCCGCGGCTTTCTCCCGCACTTCGCCAATCACGCTCGCTTCGACGCGGCAGACTTGGCAACGCTACTGGCGATGCGGCTGCTCGCCGAACGCGGTATCGGGCCAGCCCGCACGGCGGGCGTCGTCCCCTCCGTCGCCCTGCGAATCGCGCACCACGCCGCGAAGTGGAAGGATGCATACTCGGGGCAGTACGATGACGTGTTCGGTGCGACCTGGGGCGAGAAGGCGGCGACGCTGAACCCATACGTCCCTTCGCAGGGAGCGACCCGCCTTTTCGTTTGGGCGCATGATGACGGGGCGCTGTTCACCGATGGCTTCGATGGCCCCATTCTCGGCCGCAGCACGAGCGATCCCATTCTACACGGCGCTATCATCGTCCTGGACCTGGAGGCGCTGGGGGCAGCGCTACAGGAGCGGATCGGCACGCCTTTTCTCCATGTGATCGAACACACACCCGGACCGAATGCCGACGGGCACGGCATGGAGCGCGGCGACGCGCCCCGTCCCATCGATGGACGCCCACTCTCTCCCCCTCGCGCGTCGCGACGGCGCCCGATCCCCAAGAAGGACCCACTCGCATGACCACCGTTCGCAGCCTGCTGGAGCGCCGCGCGGCGATCGCCGCGGAGATGCGTCAGATCAACGATGCCGCCGGCGACGGCGACCTCACCGCCGAGCAGCGCAGCCGCTTCGACGAGCTGCGCACCGGCCTCGCTAGCCTGGAGGATCGCTTGGCGCGGCAGGCGGCGCTGGAGGACGCCGAGCGGCGCATGGCCGGACAGCCGATCGGCGGCACCGGCGACCGCGACTTCGACCGCGAGATGCGCAGCTTCAGCATCGTCCGCGCCATCGCCGCGCAGGTGCCGGGACTGAACGTCGATGCCGCCCGCGAGCGCGAGCTGTCGCAGGAGATCGCCCGGCGCGCCGGTCGCCCGTTCCAGGGCATCGCCGTGCCGATGACGATCTTCCACGAGCCGGTGGAAAGCCGCGTGCTCACCACCACCACCCCGGCCGGCGGGCCGGGCTCCAATCTGATCCAGACCACTGTGGACGGCGCGCAGTTCATCGATCGACTGCGCGCGGCGCTGGCGGTGCGGCGCCTGGGGGCGCGCATCCTGTCCGGGCTTCAGGGCAACCTCGACATCCCGCGGCTGAAGGCGAGCGCCACCACCGGATGGGTGGCGGAGAACACCCCGCTTACCCCGAGCGACCATCAGTTCGACAAGGTGAGCCTCACGCCGAAGCACGCCGGCGCCCTGACCGAGCTGTCGCGCAACATGCTGATGCAGCCGAGCGTAGACGTGGAGAACCTGGTCCGCGCCGACTTCGCTGCGATCCTCGCCGAGACGGTGGACCGCGCCGCGGTCGCCGGCTCTGGCGTCGGGGCCGAGCCGCGGGGCATCCTGAACACGCCGGGGATCGGCAGCGTGGCTATGGGTGCCAACGGCGCCGCGCTCACCGCCGATGCGGCACGCGACTTGGTGGGCCGGGTGGACGACGCGAACGCAGATGGCGGCGCGATGGCGTTCTTGACAAACACCAAGGTCAAGACGGCGGCGCTGAAGCTGAAGGACGCGGAGAACCGCTATTTCGGACTGGAGACGGTGTTCCCCGGCGCGCCGGCAGCCTTCAGCAACGTCGTTCCCGGCAACCTGACCAAGGGCACCGGCACGAACCTCTCCGCGCTGATCTACGGCAACTGGTCCGACCTGATCCTCGGCTACTGGTCGGAGCTGGACATCCTGGTGAACCCCTTCGAGGCGACCGCCTACGCGAAGGGCAACGTCCAGGTTCGCGCGATGCTCACCATGGACATCGCGGTGCGGCGGCCGGCCTCCTTCGCTGCCGTTCTGGACATCGTGGCGTGACCACCGCCGGCCGCTTCCCCGATGGCGTGGAGCGGCGGGCGGCGTCGGAGGTTCGCGCCTCCGGCCGCCGCCTGGAGGGCTACGCCGCCGTGTTCGACAGCCCGGCGCGGATCGCGGGCTTCACGGAGATCATCCGCCCCGGCGCGTTCCGCGCGAGCCTCGCTGCCGGCGGCGACATCCTCGCGCTGGTGGACCACGATCCGTCGCGGCTGCTGGCCCGCACCGGGTCGGGCACTCTTCGCCTGTCGGAGGACAACCGTGGCCTGGCCTTCCAGTTGGACGTGCCGGACACGCAGCTCGGGCGCGACCTGCTGACGTTGGCCGAGCGGCGCGACCTCGGCGGCATGTCCTTCTCCTTCCGGGTGCCGAAGGGCGCGAGGGACGCGGAGGTGTGGCCCGCGGCCGATCGGCGCGAGCTGCGTGCCGTCGAGCTGCTGGAGGTGAGCGTGGTGCAGGCGTTCCCCGCCTACGCCGCCACCAGCGTGCAGGCGCGGTCGCAGGCGGTGCGCAGCGGGTTGTCGCCAGCGGCCCGCCGGCGCTTGCTGGAGACGCTGTGATGGGGCTGCTCTCCCGCATCCTCGGCCGGGCCGAGACGCGCGGCGCGACAGACGGCTCCGGCTTCGGCAGCGCCTTCTTCCCTGGCCCGACAGCGGCCGGACAGGCGGTGAACGCCCGCGTGGTGGAGAACCTGGCGACGGTCATGGCGTGCGTCGGCGCCGTGGCGGGCACGGTGGGCAGCCTGCCGGCGCGTCTCTACCGGGTTGCCGCGGACGGTCGGGCCGAAGTCGCAGATCACCCCGTCTCTCGCCTGATCCGCGGGCCGAACCCGTGGCAGACCTGGCCCGACCTGATGGAGTGGGCGGTGGCGCAGGCGCTGCTCTACGGCAACGCGCTGCTGGCGATCGACTATGACGGAGCGGGGCGCCCGGTAATGCTGCGGCCAGTGCCGTGGCCGAACGTGCAGCCCATCCTGCTGCCGAACGGCACGCTGGCCTTCGACGTGGTGCAGTTCTCCGGCCGTTGGGGCGGCACCGGCTTGCCGCGTCGGCTGCTGGCGGGCGAGGTGTTTCACCTGCGCGACCGCTCCGACGATGGCCTGATCGGCCGGTCGCGGATCAGCCGGGCCGCGGAGGTGCTGGGCAACGCGCTGGCGCTCCAGGAGTGGACGGGCGGCATGTGGCGCAACGGCGCGACCCCCTCCGGCGCTCTGAAGTTTCCAGGTCCCATTTCAGTCGAGGCGCTGAAGCGCCTGCGCGAGCAGGTGTCGCAGGGCTACACCGGCACGCACAACGCGCGACGGGTGCTGCTCCTGGAGGGTGGTGCCGAGTGGCAGTCCATCAGCGTCAGCCCGGAAGACGCGGAGGTGCTAGCAAGCCGGCGCTTCAGCGTGGAGGAGATGTGCCGGCTCTTCCAGGTGCCGCCTCCGATCGTGCAGGACTACACGCACAACACCTTCACCAACGCCGCGCAGGCCGCTCTCTGGTTCGCGCAGTTCAGCCTCGGGCCGTGGGTGCGGAAGATAGAAGCCGAGTTCTCGCGCAGCGTGCTCACCGATCCGAACCTGCTGCTGGAGATCGACCTCTCCGGCCTGATGCGCGGCGACTATGAGGCGCGGTGGAAGGCGCACGAGATCGCGGTGCGGAATGGCATTCTGGAGGCGGAGGAGGTCCGCGAGGTGGAGGGCTGGAACCCTCGCGCCGCGCGACCGGCGGAGGGGCCGAACGTCGCATGAAGGAGGCGGGTGCCTTTCCCATCACGCCGCGCATCCTGCGTCGCGAGCTGGCGGCGCTCTACGTCGGGCTTGGCGCGACGACCTGGGATGCGGAGGTCTCCGCTGGCCGAGCCCCGCGGCCGGTGAACGTCACGCCGGGCGTGAAGGGTTGGGACCGCCACGACCTCGACTTGTGGATCGAGGAACGGAAGGCGGCACAGGCGCCCGCGCTCAATCCGTGGGATGAGCCATGACCCGAATCAAGCTGAAGCACATCCACCGCTACGTGAAAGGCGGGCGCCTATACCACTATTTCCGCCGCGGCGACGTGAACCTCCGCTTGCCCGGCCTGCCCGGGTCGAAGGCGTTCATGGAGGCGTATGCGGCTGCGCTGGAGCGGCGTCCCTTGCCGATCGGCGCCGCTAAGGCAACGCCGGGCAGCATGTCGGCGCTGGCCGCATCCTGGTATTCGACGAACAGCTTCACGAGCCTCACCGCCGCGTCGCAGCGAACCTACCGGCGGCTTCTCGAAGCCTTCCTGAAGGATCACGGCGACAAGCCGGTGGCGATGCTGGAGCCGCACCACATCCTGCGCATCCTCCAGGCGAAGGCGGCGACGCCGGCGCAGGCGAACGCGCTGCGCAACGTGCTCCGCCAGCTCCTTCAGCACGGCTTCGAGCACGGGTGGCGCAAGGACAACCCCATCCGCGACGTGAAGCGCCTGCGCTACGTGAAGAAGCCCTATGCGACCTGGGCCGAGGAAGACATCGCCGCGTTCGAGGCGCGGTGGCCCAGCGGCACGCGGGCACGGCTGGCGCTCGCGCTGCTGCTGCACACGGGGCAGCGGCGCAGCGACGTGATCCGCATGGGTCCACAGCATGTGCGCGGTGGCGCGATCATGGTCCGGCAGAGGAAGACCGGAGCCGAGTTGCAGATCCCCATGCACGCGGGACTGCGGGCCGAGCTGGCCGAGGCGCCGAAGGGGCACATGGCCTTTCTCGTGACCGAACAGCAGCGCCCCTTCGCGTCGGGGAACGCATTCTACAACTGGTTCATTGACTGCGCCGCGAAGGCGGGGATCGCGAAGGGGTTGTCGCCGCACGGGCTGCGGAAGGCGACTGCCAGGCGTCTCGCGGAGGCCGGCTGCACACCGCACCAGATCGCGGCGATCACCGGGCACCAGAGTCTGAAGGAGGTGGAGCGATACACGCGCGCCGCGGATCAGCGTCGGCTCGCGAAGGCGGCGGTCGTCCGTCTCAGGAAGGCGCCGAAGGACTAG